TGTTAGTGATATGTTGTGGTCTGGCCTTAGGGAGTTTAACCCCTTTGATGCTATACCCCGACATGGACCCGGAGCCGTTGCTGAAAGTGTACAAGGATATAATAAGTTTCCTCATATCCGTCAGCATTGGTACACTAGGCTAGAGCCCTACTTCCCCTATGACGCTTTTGCTCTTTCGAGCTTGGCGCACATAGATATCATGATGGATAGTCATTTCATCAATGAGGAGGAAGAGGTTCCAGTACGTGTAATAGCTGTTCCTAAAACTGCGACTAAACCCCGTATTATCGCTATAGAGCCAGCTTGTATGCAGTATGCACAGCAAGCAGTCTCGGGGTGGTTAATACCTTACCTCGAGAACGTGAACGAGTTTACAGCTGGTCACATTAATTTTCGTGATCAATCAATAAACGCGAACATAGCTCTACAGTCGTCTCACACGCGCGAATTCGCAACACTTGATATGAGCGATGCATCCGATAGGGTGCCTCTCGCTCATGTCAATCACATGTTGCGGAATGCTGGGGAATTCTCCAGTATTATAAACGCTTGTAGATCGACGAAGGCAAACTTAAACGGACAGGTTGTCAATCTGTCCAAATTCGCCTCTATGGGGTCTGCCCTCTGTTTTCCGATAGAATCCATGTACTTCTACACGTTATGTGTATGTGGATTACTAAGGGAGCAGGAGCCCACGTTTCATGCTATAAAGTCGGCATGTAAACGCGTCTTTGTCTACGGTGACGATTTGATTGTACCCGTAGAAAGTGCACCTGATGTGATGGCTTGCTTGATTGCTTTTGGCAACAAGGTCAACCAGGACAAGAGTTTCTGGAAGGGTTTCTTCCGAGAATCTTGTGGGCAAGATGCTTACGCGGGGTCAGACGTGACTCCTGTATACGTAAGAAAACATTTCCCCACATCACATGCGAGCGTGGATTGGCTGTCTCTTTCCGAAACTGCAAACCAATTCTTTAAACTTGGTTTGTGGAAAACGGCGGAATGCATCGATAAAAAGGTGCAAGCGGTACTGGGTGAGATCCCAGTCGCATCAGACCGATCCCCTTCTATACACAAATGGTCGTTTTGCGGTACTCCACCAAATATGGGTCTCGAACCCAGTCGGTGGAGATACAATCGCAACTACCAAGTTCCCCAATACAAGGGGCTCGTGGTGGTCATGCCTAAGAAAAGGCAGAAACTAACCTGTGTATCAGACTTTCTCCTTGCTTCACTTTTGCGTTTAGAACAAAGACGCGAAGGTGATACTGACCGAGACATTGGTCTAGATGGATTTTCTAGTAGTACGGAAAAACCCGTATTACCAGGAAACCGCAAGGATGGAAGGTTCGTCCGGCGCGGTGCCGGCACACTAAAATACCGATGGATCAGTTCCGAGGTTTAATTCGGGACATTAGGCGACAAGCCGTGGG